GGAATGACCAAAAAGGGGGTTGCTGCTTATCGAAAAGCCAATCCAGGGAGCAAGCTGCAGACAGCAGTCACGGAAGACAATCCCAAAGGGACAAGAGCAAAGCGCCGTAAGTCTTTCTGTGCGCGCTCTGAAGGTCAGATGAGGATGTTTCCAAAGGCTGCCAACGACCCTAATAGTCGGCTAAGGCAGGCCCGGAAACGTTGGAAGTGCTGAATCATGGAACTCATGATTTGGAATGTAATCCTCACAGCCCTGGTGACGATGATGGGCTTTTTGTTTAAGGAAAAAGTAACTGAACTCAGCCGTATCGGGGTCCTATTAAACAAGACTCGTGAAGAAATGGCTAGAGACCACATCACTCGCGCGGAAGTCCGCGCGGACATGGAGCGATTAGTTGAGCATGTTGATGTTCGATTTAATCGTCTTGAAAGCAAAATTGACGAACTAAGAAAAGGGTAGTCCCATGAAAAAACGAGGAATGGGCGCTGCGACCAAGGGTGGTGGCTGCTGCATGGGCGGTATGACCGTCAAGAAATACGCCGGGGGAAGTTCCATGAGAGGCGTCACCAAGGGCAGTCCGGAAGAAGGCATTACCGGAGACATGCGGGAATACTTGCCGGGAGTAACTCGCTCGCTGTTGAGAGGAAAAGGGACAGGGAGATCTTCTGGTCGTGGAAAACGTACAACCATGACGGCAAAAGGCAGGACACTTCCCTATGAACCAAGCGTTCCTCGGTAGGAGAACATGTAATGGCTAAGTCACGTGGAATGGGATGCGCCGTTCGCGGCGGTGGAAAAGGCAAGACCATCAAGGCCACCAGCAAAAAGACTGGTCCGATCATGATGAACAAAGGCGGGATGGCCATTAGCCCTCGCAAACGCATAGCTATGGGCATGAAGAACGGCGGAATGTGCTAAATGGCAACGTCCGGAACGACCGATTTTACGCTTCAGATTGACGACATAGTCGAAGAAGCGTTTGAGCGTTGTGGCATGCGGGTAACCAATGGTTACCAGCTGAATTCCGCTCGTCGGTCGCTCAACCTGATGTTCCTGGACTGGGCAAATCGTGGATTGAACTTGTGGACGATTGAGCAGGCAACAGCTCCTTTGAGCGTTGGAACGAACCAACTGACGCTTGCCAGCGACACCGTCAATGTTCTTTCCGCGATTATCCGCGACTCTTCTACCTCTCCGTCTACCGACATCACGATTGATCGGATTGGAAGAGAGGAATACCTCAACATTCCGGACAAAACCACCCAGGCGCGGCCCGCTCAATACTACGTACAGCGCGCGAATACCTTCCAGGTGTTCCTGTACCCCGCCTCGGATACCTCCACGTACACCTTCGTGTACTATCGAATTCGGCGTATTCAAGACGCTGGAGGATACACGAACACCGCAGATGTGAACTTTAGGTTCCTCCCCTGCCTTGTTTCGGGGCTCGCTTACCATCTTTCCCTGAAGTACGCACCCGAAAGAACGGAAGCGTTGAAGGGTTTCTACGAAGAAGACTTCAAGCGCGCTGCGGATGAGGATAGAGATACTGCAAGCCTGCATCTGGTGCCCGACTTGGGGGTCTAGTGGCCTACGCGACAGGGAAATTCTCTTACGGACTCTGTGACTACTGCGGCCAACGGTATCCGTATACCGTTTTGCGCAAAAACTGGCGCGGCTTTAAGGTCTGTCCGGAAGATTACGAGCCAAAAGAGCCCCAACTTGAACCTCTCAAGTATAGGGGAGACGCGATTGCGCTCTACCAGCCTCGACCAGACCGCGTTGAGCCGGTAACTGTCTACGTGGGAGCACCTGGGGACTCTCTTTTCCAGAGTGTTGGAAGCGCCTACAACGGAAATAACATGCAACCTCTTCAGGAGGCCCAACCGATTGCTGGTCGTGGGTCTGTTGGAGTCGTCACGGTGACCACGACATGACTTATGACGAGCTGGTAACCAACATTCGGAACTACACCGAGGTCGATGCCAACGTATTCACCAATGCGGTGATCAATACGTTCATCACTTTTGCCGAAAATCGCATCCTTAGGGACATCGACTTGGATGTTTTTAAGGTGGAAGTCGCTGGAAACCTGACATCTGGGAATAAATTCCTGTCTACGCCGTCAGATATCTTGACCCATCGCTACCTGATGGTCACTAACGGCAGCGATCAAGTATTCCTTGACTACCGTGACACGTCTTTCATGAAGGAATACTGGCCAAACGGAGCCTCCACAGGCACTCCGAAGTACTACAGCACGTGGGATCAAAACACCTTTTACGTTGCTCCGACTCCAAACGCTAGTTTTACGGTAGAATTGGGGTATATCGCACGTCCCGCGCAGCTTTCTTCGGCTAATCCAACCACGTGGATCAGTACCAACTCCCCTGAAGCCCTTTTTTACGCCTGTTTGATACAGGCGTACAGCTACACGAAGGGCCCGAGGGAGATGCTGGAGTATTTTGAGAAGAGTTACACCCAAGCGTTGCAGGGCCTCGGTCTTGAACAGCAGGGCCGTCGCCGTAGGGACGAGTATCGAGACGGAATGACTCGCTTGTACCTGAAGAGTGATAGTCCAGGCCCGTAAGAGAGGGGAAAACACATGTTTGGAGAGGCATCTACCGTTTCCGTTGGGGTTGCAACTGTTGTAACCACCAACAATCGTGACCTGAACCCAGAAGAACTGGCCGATCTGGCGCTGAGAAAGATTATTAGCATCTCGGCAGACACGCCAATGCCTTTGCGAGAGCAGGCACTCGCGTTCCAGGACAAACTGCGGGCCATTCTGGTCTTTTATATGAAGCGTTCAGCTCGCTCCGAACGTCTTTCCATTGCCGACCTTCTTAAGAAGGAAGGACTTGCACAGATTGCCGACAAAATAGTCGATATCGACTAGGAGAAAATGCCATGGGTTCCGTTACCAATGCAATGTGCACGTCGTTCAAAGTCGAATTGATGACCGCGACGCACGATTTCACCGCTTCTACCGGTAATGCCTTTAAGATTGCGCTCATCAAGGCTTCTCCGACGGGGGACTATGGGGCAGCGACCACAAACTACTCGGATTTGACAGGCGCTTCTGACCAAACGTCTGGGACGGGGTATACCGCAGGGGGTGTTGCGCTTACGAATGTCACCCCAACGTCATCGAGTACCACTGCCTTCACGGATTTCAGTAATGATCCTACGTGGACATCCGCTACCTTCAGTGCAGATGGGGCTTTGATCTACAACACAACCTCTTCTGACAGAGCGGTGTGTGTATTGACATTCAGCGGAACGAAATCGGTTACTTCTGGCAGTTTTGTTATTCAATTTCCATCGCCAAACGCAACCGACGCTATTATTCGCATTGCATAAGCCTCAGCCTGAGGGGCGGTAGGAGGCGTTGATCACGTAACAGAGGGTAACCGTAATGGCGACGATTGTAACAAGGGCTGGAAAGGGTTCCCCTCTTACCCATAACGAGGTTGACAGTAACTTTATCAACCTCAACACGGACAAAGTAGAGCTTACAGGCACGTCCCCTGTATCCATCAGCGTTAGCACCGCTGGAAACGCATTGAGCGTTACCCAGTCTGGCGCTGGCAATGCTTTGCTTGTTGAGGACAGCGCCTCACCAGACAGCACCCCATTCATCGTCACTGCTGACGGCAGGGTCGGCATGGGCGTGCCGAACGCAAGCTATTTTCCGGGGAACATTGGGCTTTACATTACCGCTAATGATGGTAACTACAGGGTTTTGTTCCAGAGGATGTCGGACGACAGTAGTGGGCCACAATTCTTTTTTCGAAAGGGGCGCGGCACAGTTGAGGTGCGCACGGGGGTCCAGAGCGGCGATAGACTCGGGACGATTTCGTATTCTGGTCATGTAGACACATCAAACAATTACGAAGCTGCGTCAATTTTCGCCGAAGTTGACGGCACTCCCGGCATTAACGACATGCCCGGACGGCTTGTATTCAGTACGACGGCGGATGGAGCCAGCTCTCCGACAGAAAGAATGCGAATTGACAACGCCGGGAACGTTGGGATTGGGGGAACCCCAACCGTTGACCTGTTGCGACTTACAGGAACCGCTGCGGGTGGCACGACGATCAACGGACTTACCATTGACGAAACGGTGGGGAGCGGGGTTACAGCAAATTATCGCAGCGTTCTAAGCCGTCCAATTTTGCAGAACGCAACGTTCACTCTAAACAATCTTTATCATTTTTATGCGAATCCGCAAACAAAACCCGCCGCCGCAACTCTAAGCAATCAGTACGGATTCCACGCGGAATCAACCCTAACTGACGCAACCGCGAACTATGGGTTTTATGGAAACATTGCGTCTGCAACGGGACGGTGGAATTTCTACGCTGCCGGGACCGCTCCGAATTACTTTGCCGGGAATACAACCTGCAACACCGGCCTTACGGTAAACGGAACCACGAATCTTTCCGCGCTCACTGCAAGCACCGCGCTTGCGCTTGATTCAAGCAAAAACATAGTCAGCGTCACGAATACGGGAAGCGGCGATAACGTACTAGCCACGAGCCCCACGTTAATAACCCCTAACTTGGGGACTCCTTCTGCCATAACGCTCACCAACGCGACTGGCACCGCTTCAATCAACATCAATGGAACTGTTGGAGCGACGACTCCTACCACAGGAGCCTTCACTACTCTCAGCGCCTCGTCATTGGGCCTAAACGGCTCATCTTCCGGCACAGTCACGGTCAACACCGCAGCCGCTGCGGGGACTTGGACGCTTACTTTGCCGACCTCTGCGGGCACTAATGGGTATGTTCTGTCGACCGACGGGGCAGGGGTTACCTCTTGGGTCGCCCAGTCTGGCGGAGGCGGCGGCGTCACTTCTTTCAGCGCCGGAACAACGGGCCTTACCCCAAATACAGCCACTACAGGCGCTGTTACGTTGGCGGGAACTCTAGCTGTTGCGAATGGCGGGACGGGAGTCACGACTTCAACGGGGACTGGATCGGTCGTGCTATCAAATTCCCCCGCGCTCGGAAGCATAGGCATAGGCACTTCCGCAGGGGCTGCCATTGGAGCAGTCATCGGCGGAACATTATCAGGCTCTTCGTCGGGCGCTTCAATTCAAGCGCAACCTACGATTGGAAGCGGCATCACCGGCGAGTATACGACCTACAAAAGCAGGCCGATAACGCAAGCCGCCACTTTTACGCTGGCAAATATGGTGCATTTTTATGCACAGCCACAGGCAAAAGGGGCGGGCTCAACGATTACTGCGCAATACGGATTCTTAGCAGATTCTGGCATGACAGATGCCACAATCACCTATGGTTTCTACTCGGGTATAGCATCCGGAACTAATCGATTCGGCGTCTACATGGCGGGAACTGCAGTAAATTACTTCGGCGGCCTAGTTAGAATTGGAAGCGCAAGTGCTGGAGACCAGCAGCTCAACGTGAATGGGGCGGTGCGGGTGGCAGGCGCCACCAGCGCTAACCAAACCTCTGCCGGCACGATGGATTTTAATACTGCAAGCGGCCAGATGCGTTTTTTGTCATGGGGAGCGAGTGGAACCCAAGGTATTTTTACTTGGTGGACAGGCGCTGGCGCAGCGTCTACTACGCAACGCATGACTTTAAATGGTTCCAACAATCTTGGACTTGCAACGTCTACGTTTGGGACTAGTGCAACCAATACCTTCTCTGTTTTTACTGGAACAGCCCCCACGACCGGCCCTGCTGACACGGTACAGTTTTATTCCACGGATCTGTCTGCTGGAAACACGATCCCGAGCTTTTACACAGAAGGAACCAACGTCGGAACTGGGACGCCGACCGCCAACCGAACCATCGCGGTTCGGTTTAATGGCACGATTTACTATTTGCTTGCATCAACAATACCGTAAGGAGGGGACATGGAAATTAAACTCACACTTTCCGTAGAAGAAGTAAACGCTGTTTTGCAGACCCTTGGGCAGTTGCCCACGTCTTCTGGCGCGTGGCCCTTGGTAGTCAAGATCAAATCGCAGGCCGAAAGCCAGATCCCAAAGGCTTCTGAAGGAGAAAACCAGTGATCACGTATACGTGGACGATAACCGCGATGGAAGCGGTTACTGAAGGTAGTTTGGATAACGTAATTGTTATCAGCTACTTTACCTGTTCAGGAGAAGAAAACGGGCTTAAGGGCGCTGCCTCCAGCGACTGCACGCTACTTCCCCCGGACCCTGCTAATTTCATTCCGCTTGATCAAATCACGGAACAAGAAGCGGTGACTTGGACGTTGCAGGCCCTTGGTTCTTCCGGCGTCCAGAAATACGAAGAGATGGTTGCCGCTCAGATTGAAGGACAGAAAACGCCGGCCCCGCAGTTCGTAGACTTGCCGTGGCTTCCGCCGCCAAACTGATGGGCGATTAGGTGAGCGCCTACTCTGACCAATATGTCGAATACGGGTACTGGGTATCAGGGTATGCGGTAGGAGACATCACCTACGGGGATGTCTCCGGAGTTGAAGGGACTGGCAACTCTGGTACGGTATCGATTGACACTGGAAACATTGTTGATGTTTCTGGGGCTTTTGGCACAGGTCAGATAGGAACAGTTCAAGTAATTGGAAGCGTGACCTATGAGGTCACGGGTGTAGCTGGTTCCGGCCTGGTAGGGACGGTCTCCACTGCGCAGAACTTCTCTTTCCTGGCAACCGGAGTCCAAGGGACCACGGCCCTTGGGTCTGTTTCCACCGCTGCCAGTACGTTTGCATCGGTTACCGGGACGCAGGCAGCGGGTACGGCGGGGCAAGTTCAGACCTCCCAAAGCGTTGTTTACGGAACAACGGGGGTTTCTGGGACAGGTCAGGTTGGTACTGCGTCCGCGCTCCCTACAACTCTGGCATCCGTATCTGGGGTAAGTTGCTCTGGAGCGGTTGGAACCGCCTCTGCGTCCACTCTTTTTGGCGTCGTGGGCCTTGGTCAGTTGGGCTATGTTGTTGTTTGGGCGTCAATAAACGACAATCAAACTCCCGGCTGGGCCGTGGTCAATGACGCCCAAACAGCCAACTGGCTGACTGTTTCAGACTCACAGACACCCGCATGGGCTGCCGTAGAGGGAACTTCTTCCCCAGGGTGGTCTGTTGTAGACGATTCCCAGACCGCGACATGGTCACGAGTAGCATAGGAGCGAGCGAATGGCTACATACACGAATCTTGGCATCAAGCAGATCACCACGGGCGACGAATCCGGCACGTGGGGTGATTCGACCAACACCAACTTTGATTACTTTGACACAGCCATTGTCGGCTATGTCAGCGTTACGCTTGCTTCTGCGGGTAGTTCCGGTTCCCCGAACACGCTCAATGTTGCGGATTTTGCGGCGTCCAATGGGCGGAACAGGATTGTTGAGTTCGTGGACGCGGGTGATCTCGGGGGCACGGCCTACGTCCAAATTACTCCAAACGATTTTGAGGGGTACTACTTCATCCGGAACGGGCTTTCGGGGAGTCGTAGTATTTTGCTGTTCCAGGGGACGTATGACGCTGCTCGTGACTACGAGATCCCGAACGGGAAAGACATCGTCGTACGTTGTTCTGGGGGCGGTAGCACGTCTTACATCTACAATGTGCTAGAAAACCTGCAGGTAGGGAATCTTTCGGTATCTTCGCTGACTGCCAGCACGGCGCTTGCGCTTGATGCGAACAAGAATGTGGCCAGCGTTACCAATACAGGCACTGGCAACAACGTTTTGGCCACCAGCCCAACGCTTGTTACGCCTGTCCTTGGGACTCCCACTTCTGGAACGCTGACGAACTGCACGGGACTGCCTGTTTCGACTGGTATTTCTGGTCTGGGGACGGGTG